CGATGGCCTTCCGCGCACCTGGTGTCACGACGACGTTGTTGTAGGAGGACGAGGACGTGGACGAAGAGTTGTTGTTCGTCTTCTTTTTAGATTTCGAGTTCGAGTTGGAGTTGTAATTGATCCCCCTCAGCATTCGTTCGAGATTGTCGTTGTTGATGTTCCACCCGTTCGTGGTCATGACTTACACTAAGCACAGAAAATACTAAGGTGTTGGAGCATCTTAGTATTTTTTAGTGAAATGAAAAAAAAAGTAAACGCGGGAAATTTAGTTGGAGAACGCGAGACCGCCGAGACCAGATTGGACGCGCAAGACGTTGTAGTTAGTCGCGAACAAATGCATGGTGGTCGAATCCGGCGCAGCCTTCATCGTGACAGACACTTGGGCGTTGTCAATACGCGAGAAATTACACGTACCAGTCGGTTGGTGTTCTTCCGGCTTGAGCGCAAACGAGTACGTGTAGATACCCGGCATCGGGTTACCAGAGTGGTGTTGGTAGGATTGGACCTTGTTGAAGTAATTTCCGTCCATTTCCTTGAATCGATCTTGACCGTTGAGGACCAATTTGAACTTGTCGAGCGGACCGACGGACATGGTAGACGAACCGACACCTTCTTCGCGGATGCCGTGGGAGCCACCTTTGCCACCGACCGCGAGGACCGGGACACCGATGAGGGAGGTCGGCACGAAGGCATTGGAGTTGCCGAGGGAGTCGGAGTTCGCCGGGGCGGACTCGAGGATGACTTCCGTGGCGCCGGTGTTGGAGGTGAAGTTCCAGAGGTTAGAGCCCTTGTTGTTGTTCGGGGAGAAGCACCAGACGAGTTCCTTGACCGGGTGATTGAAGGACAAACGCTTGGAAATTACGCCACCAGACGTAACCGTGTCGGTGCCAGTGTGTTGGACTTGCTCGATGAGGTACTCGTGGCCCTTTTGCGCGAATCGTCGGCGCTCTTCCGTGTCGAGGAAGTAGTAGTTACCGAACACGCGGAAGGTGGAACCATCGGTATAGGTTTCAAATTCGTCAGTCAAATCGAAGTCCAAACGCACTTCGTGGTATTGCAAGGCAATGAGCGGGAGAGCAAGACCCGGGTTGCGGTTGAAGAAGAACACGAGCGGCAAGTACAAAGAGGTGGACGCGGCGCCGGTCGTCATCTTCGCCCATTGGTTGCGCTTGTCTTCCGAAAGGTAGATTTCGGAGTAGAGGCGGAACCAGCGTTGGTAGTGCTTGTCGATTTGTTGACCACCGATGGACAAGGTGACGTCCTTGATGGCACGCTCGGCGGCCCAGCACGCGGAGACACCGTTGGTGTTGGAGACGAGGTTGGCGCTACCCTTGAGCTCAACGAACATGTCGCCGATCAAGTCACCGTTGCGGGCGACCGTGACGGAGACGCGGCCAGAGTTGGCCGGGGAACCGTTGACGGTTTGCTCAATGGTTTCCATCGCAAAATTCGTGTGGCGACGGTACACCGCTTGGAAGAAAGTGACCTTCGGGGAGGCCGTCAAGTAGACATCCTGGGCGCCATAGGCGACGAGCTGCATGAGACCACCAGCCATTGTGAAATTTCGTTGTTGTACTATAGCATGAGATTTTTTTTCTGGCCTGACGCGGCGCGTCAGGTGTCGGCCTGAAGTTTCTCAGCCCATGACACATGACTTCCGAACGCACGATCCCAGAACAAGAGGTGGTCGAGGACGAGGACGACATCCTGGACGAGGACGAAGAGGAGTTCGAGGACGACGAGTTGGAGGAGGGGGAGATTCCTGACTTCGACGACGACGATCTTCAGGGCGCGGAGGATCCGCTCCTGGACTTGCTGGGGGGCGTCCTCACCACGGAGGACGGGGACACTGTTTGCTCAGCCCTGGTCGCCATGGCTCGGCAGATGGAGGTCCAGAACAAGATCCTCATAAAGATTCTCTCGGAGATGAAAAATTAATAAAGACTATACACTAGGTCTTGGTAAGAGGGACAAAAACATGAACAAGATACACGTGGTCGACAAAGACCCCAATCGTGACGAGATTGAACTCGAGACGTGGAAGTCTCAGATTCAAACTCTTGGCGACGAAAAGCTCATCCACGTGGTCGAGGTTCTCGAGCGACGCTGGGCGCTCACGAGTGAAAAGTGCAACCCCCTGGACATTTCCCGCCTGGGGTACAGACAGTTCTTCTCCCCGGAGGAGATCGGGGACGATGGGTTCCCGCGTAGCGTCGAACTGACGGTCATCCACTCGAAGCTCGAGCGGGAGAACCAGTTCCTGACACAGATCCTCTCGCGCATCCGAACGCTCCCGCACCCGGACGTGAGCAAGCTCGAGTTGTCGACGAAGGAGCCGACGTTCGGTGACTTTTGTGCGGAAGGGCACGACCTCACGATGGCCCAGCGCCTGGGTCGTCTTAAGGTGCAGGTGAGGGATGCCTTTAAGAATGTCCGTTTGCATCACCTGGCCCAAGAGCGCATAAGGGACCCCACCAAGGTCCAGCCGAGTTACGCCGCGGACCCGGCCTACTTCGACGCGACGCCTATGATTGACGAGAAGAAGATCGACGAGATGTCCCCGTTCCAGCGGGCCCTGTGCTTTTGCCTGAACGACCTGTTCCAGAACGGGGTCCGTCGGTACAAAGGTCAGTGCATGGTGCAGCGAACGGTGAACGGGCACTTCACCCGGGCGTGGAAGGAGATCGGGAGCATCGAGGAGTACGTGTACAAGCTCGCGGACAAGGACACGTTCTTTGACTTTTGGAAGGACATCACCTCGCGCGGGACGGGCTTTAGGGACGTCATCAATCACTTGACCAACTGTTCTGATGCGCAGTTCCCCGAGATCAAACCGTGCAGGCACATGTGGTCGTTCCAGAACGGCGTCTTCATGGGCAAGGTGTGGTCGTCCGAACTCAACGGGTACACGTGCAGGTTCTTCGAGTACGACAGCAAGGAGTTCGCGGTCCTCGACCCGACGAAGACGTCGTGCAAATTTTTCGATCAACAGTTTGAGGATTTCACCCACGTGGAAGACTGGATGGACATCCCGACCCCGTGGACCCAATCGATCATGGACTACCAAAACTTCGACCGGGATGTGTCGTCGTGGTTGTACGCGATGTTGGGGCGATTGACGTTCGAGGTGAACGACCTCGATCAGTGGCAGGTCGTGCCCCTCCTGAAGGGGGTGGCCCGATCAGGGAAGTCCACCATCCTCACCAAGATTGCGCGCTCGTGGTACCAACCTTCGGACATTCGCACCCTGTCGAACAACGTCGAGCGACAGTTCGGTTTGGGGTCAATCTACGACGCCCTGTTGTACTTAGCCCCTGAGGTGAAGGCGGATTTACGTTTGGAGCAAGCCGAGTTCCAATCGATGTGCTCCGGGGAAGACCTGTCGGTGAGCATCAAACACGAGAAGGCCAAGTCCATCCAGTGGAAGACGCCGGGTATCTTAGCCGGGAACGAGGTTCCGGGGTGTGGGAACGGGAAGAACGGGTGGAAGGATAACGGTGGGTCCATCCTTCGTCGTCTAGTGACGTGGAACTTTGCCAAGCAAGTGCGCAACGCCGACCCGCACTTGGACGAGAAGCTCCAAGGGGAGATGCCCATCCTCCTCTACAAGTGCGTTCGCGGGTACCTGGACTACGTGTCCAAGTACGGGAGCGTGGACATTTGGAACTGCCTGCCACCGTACTTCGCCACGGTGCAAAAGCAAGTGGCCATGGTTTCCTCGCCCTTGTCCAACTTCTTGGCCCAGCCGGAGATCAAGTACGGCGAGCAGTTGTGCGTGCCGGTGGCCATCTTTAGACAAAAGTTCAACGATCACTGCAAGGCGTGCGGTCTGGGCACGCACGTGTTCACCCAGGACTTCTACGCCGGGCCGTTCAGTGGGCGTGACTTGGTGGTGAAACCGACGACGATGAACTGGAAGGGGCACAACTACACGAACACCGAATTCATTTTCGGCATAGACATAGTCGAGGACACGGTATCAATTAGCGCGGTGGATATGTAAAAAATCTCTCCATACTGTAAGAGCATGGCCAGTGGCGTTCGCGAGTTCCTGAAAAATTCCAACGTGGTGGTCGTGCA